ATCCACGAACTTGGCGATGCGGTCGCGGAATTCCTGCTCTGTCGGGAAACAGGCATGGCCCATCCTGATGGTCACGACGCCGTCCTGGCTCCCATTGGTGATCTTGATATTCAGATCGATCTGGATGGGCGCTTTCATCTTCGCTGTCATGCTGTGCTGCTCCTTCGTTGAAAAAACGAAGCGCACTCGGCTGAATGCGCTTTGGTCTTTCCCCTGATGTCGTTCAGGGTGGACGGCTGGCATCTCCCGGTTTCCCGGCTCCAGCACGCGTTTTTGATCTAGCCCCAGCTGGGCCCGGCTCGCGAGTGTTGGTTCTCGCGCCACCTGTCTTTTGCTTCTGCCGACAGATCACAGGGGCAGGGCCTTGCGGCCTGTTCATCCTTCTTTGAGAGCTACAGAGAGATGCGGGCCGGTGCTGATCCCCGGCTTCACATGTACCGTCGCATGTCGGAAGAGCCGACCTACCCTCTGCGGATGCGTACCCACGCCCTAGCACCATTCGGATCGCGCCAGGATTGAGCGTCCATGCGTACACCCATGCCCGTCAGCCCGGGCCTTCCGCATCTCTCTGTAGCCCTCTGTTTTTAAAGACCAGTCAGCGCCCGGCCGATCCCGTGACACCCTCCGCAGCCGCCCTGGGGCGTTTGTTGCTGCGTCTGGGATGTAGTATCGGGCTACCGATATCGGAAGTCAAGCGGTGTACCGATATTTTTATCGGGTTGCAGGAAATTTTTTTCGGGCGCAAAAAAACCCGCGTTAGCGGGCTCGGTGGGGCTTAGCAGTGACTCGCTACCAGCAGTTCGTTTGCACGCCCATGTTCGTTTGTCGCGAGTTGCAGTTCATCTGCGGCGCGAACATGGGTGTCACTTGCCTGGGCTGCATGGATTGGATGAGGTTGTTCAGGCCGTTGTTGATGGCATTGTCACGAGCCATACGCTCCTGAGCTTCGGCCATTCGTCGCTGGGCTTCCGCTTGTCGCTCCGAGTCCTCGCGAGCAGATTTCAGCAGGGCCTCAGTTGCCGCCTGTTGCTGCTGCCTGGCCTGAGCCTCTCTTGCTTGTTGAGCTTCTTGGGCTTCTGTTTTTGCCATGGCCTGCTGCAGATCGCTGAGAGCCTTGATCTGGGCTGCGTGGAACTCGCTCCAGGTTTTGAACTGACCAGAGGCGCCGGCCACCAGGGGCTCAAGTTGGACCCTTGCCAGGACCATGAAGCCATCGGTATCGATGTTGGCCATGCATTTTTCCCAAGTCTTTGCAGATTCCTTGAGGCCGCTCTTCTGCTGCTTGGTTATTGGGCTATCGTCGGTCCGCGCGTCAACGCCGAATTTGTTCCGCTGGAGCTTCCCTATGACACTAGCCTGGGGCTCTGCCAAGATGCATCGGGAGAACTCGGCGCTATCCTCTTGGAAAGTCTTCCCTTCTGCATGCGCAGTAATGGTTGCAGCCATAGTGATGGCTGCGAAGATTGCTTTCTTGACCATGTGGCACCTCTCTATTCTGGAACCCACTTGCCAATGACAACGCCACAGATCGTGGCGTCTCCGTCTATCTCTGTGAATCTCGGTTCCCATGCAGGGTTGAGTGCCCGGAGAACCTTCCGCCCGTCTTCCTCGATGTATTGCTTGAAGGTGGCTTGTTGCTGGTGCTCCAGACGCACAACCACTCGATCACCCGGCGCAGCAGCTCGCCCGGGATCGACAAAAATCACTGTCCCTGGTTCATAGGTGTGCCGCCCGCCGGGGTTGTTCATGCTCTCGCCTTCAACGGTGAGGGCGAATGTCTGTGGCCCATGCTTTGCAGGGCAGGGGATCCATTCCGCCGCATCACCTGGTTGGAAGTTGTCCACGATCTCCGACCAGTTCCCAGCTTGAACAGAAGAGATCAAGGGCACCGTTTCAGGAAGCTTCTGTGGTGAAGGCGCTCGGCTAGGGGTCGTCATAGGCCCCTCGCCTTTCTCAAGCCAAAGAGGCGAGACGCCGCATGACTCGGCGATTTTTGCGATGTGCGTAGTCCCGTAGCCGATGCTCTCAAGCTCGGAGATCGTGGACTGCCCGATGCCGGTCAATTTCGACAGTTGAACCTGTGTCAGACGCGCATGCTTGCGGGCAGCCTTCAGGCGCTTGCCAAAGTCTGTACTCATAGCCCGCACATTACGGCGAACCGATATCGGCCTGCCGCTTGTAAAAATATCGGGCACCCGATATGATGTGGCTCATGCAATGGAAAGACTACATCGCCGCTATCGCCGCGCACGGGCTCACACAGAGCCAGATCGCCAAGGAAGTTGGTTGCGGTCAAGCAACCATTTCCGACCTTGCCTCCGGCAAGACGCGGGAGCCCCGCGCCTCGTTGGGTATGGCTTTGATCCGCATCGGAAAGCGATGTGGTCTTCGAAAGACGACGGGCATTGAGCCCACGTCTCGCCCTCCCGCCTCCCGCTAACCCAACAACAAAGAACCCGAGCCTCCTATGTCGTACCAAAACCGTGACCTCATCCGCAAACCCCTGTGCCTGCTGCGCGCCAGCAAGGAAGAGCGCGAGAAGCTGATTGCCTGGGCTGAGATGAAGTCCAACGGTGGCGCCGTGGCACCGACCCTGCTGGATGCGTTGCTGGCCCTGGCCGACAAAGAGCTGGTGGAAGAAGAGCGTCGTCATGCGGCCAATGCTAGGCAGCGCACCGGCCTTGACAGGAATGCTTTTGGCGCACTGCTGAACGCATAGAACACCAGAGACAAGCCATGCAGGACTTGACCGATACCCCCGATGACCCAATGGCGCTGGACCTCTCCGGCGTTGATCAGAAGCGCATGCGTGCTCTTCAAAAGCTAGCAGACAGGTCCGGCAAGTCCTTCGAGGACTTCGCCCTGCAGACCCTCCTGGCTGCGGCTGATCACGATGAAAAAAAGTCCAAGCCGAGCACTCTCGCGCGGCTCTTCGGTTTCCGCGCTGCTCGCTAGCAAGTAGCTAAGCAGTTACTCGAAAGTTAGAGGCCCCACATGGCACGCATCCGCACCATCAAACCAGAGTTCTTCACCAGCGAAGACATCGTGTCCCTGTCGCCACTTGCACGCCTCTTTTACGTGTCGCTGTGGTGTGAGGCCGACCGTGAAGGCCGCCTTGAATGGAAGCCCAAGACGTTCAAGCTGCGCTACCTCCCGGGCGACAACTGCGACGTTGACGTGCTGGGCACTGAGCTCACAGACGCGGGTCTGGTGGTCCTCTATGAGATCGACGGCAAGACCTATGCCGAGATCCCTACGTTTGCCAAGCACCAAATCATCAACAACAGGGAGTCCGAGAGCCTGATACCGGCACGCGTGCACCACGCGTCAACCACGCGTGAAAGCGGAAGGAAGGAAGGAAAGGAAGGAAAGGAAAGGAATGACGCGTCGCGTGACTTGTCGTTGTTCGACGCCTTCTGGAAGACATACCCGAAAAAGGTTGGGAAGGATGACGCCCGCAAAGCCTTCGACAAACGCAAGCCGGATCAACCGTTGGTGGACCGGATGCTGAAAGCCGTGGAGACGCAGGCGCAGTCGGAGCAATGGCTGAAGGACGGGGGGCAGTATATCCCGAACCCGGCGACGTGGCTGAACCAGGGCCGATGGGATGACGAGCCGGTTTTGAAGCTGGCGGCATCCGGTGGCGACACGTGCGGGAGGTTCGTGTGATCGGCCATACCCCCCTGCTGAAGATGCGCCGCGATGGCGTGCTGCCCTACGACGTGGTCCACGTCATCGATGGTGACAGCGAGTTCGCAATCGAGCTTGCCCAGCAATGGCACCGCATTCCTAGCTCGGCAAACGGCCTGTTCACGCCTCATGTGGTCGTCGGCCAGGAAGACAGCCCGGAACGCCTGGACGTGCGGTTCTGCCGTCAGCTGGGTGTGGTGCTGGAAGCCAACCGAGGCCAAGAGCGCGCACAGCGTTTGTTCAAAGCAATCCGGGCAGTTGAGCCAGCCATTCTGTGCTGTGCCATGCCCGACGAAATCTGGTTTTACACGAAGGAGCAAGGCGGCAATGGCAAACGTATTCGCGCCTGACGACATCGATTTCGCTGCCTACGAGCACGAGACCGATGCGCAGCAAAAGGTGCTTCCGGCATCGTCCTGGGTGCAAGAGCTGATCGACCGGATTCGCAATCCGATCCGCGCAAAGCAGGCGTTCATGCCGTGGCGGAAGACGGCCCAGCTGGTGCAGTTCCGCCCGGGCGAGGTGACGCTGTGGGGCGGCGCAAACGGCAACGGAAAGTCGCTGGTGACCGGACAAGTCGCGCTGTCGCTGTGCGGCCAGGGCGAGCGCGTGGCAATCGCCAGCTTTGAGATGAAGCCCATCAAGACGCTGGAGCGCATGGGTCGGCAGTGGTCTGGCACGAACCCCGCGCACCCTGCATACGCAGGCAACGACGACGGCCAGCGCATCCTGATCGACACCTACGAGCAGTTCCGAGACTGGACCGACAACAAGCTGTGGCTGTACGACCAGCAGGGCACCGTGACCACCGCACAGGTCTGCGCCGTGGTCCGCTACGCCGCCGTCGAGCTGGGCGTCACGCATTTCATGGTCGACAGCCTCATGAAGTGCGTACAGGGCGAGGACGACTACAACGGCCAAAAGCTCTTTGTTGATGAGCTCACCGCCATTGCCCGCGACCACGGCATCCACATCCACCTGATCCACCACATCAAGAAACCGGCCAGCGAGGACCACAAGCCCAACAAGTACGACATGAAGGGCTCGGGCGCCATCACCGACCAGGTGGACAACGTGATCGCCGTGTGGCGCAACAAGCCTAAGGAGCGCAAGCGCGATGAGGGCCTGCTGACCGAGGAATCTGACGTGAAAGAGCCCGACTGCCTGCTCATTTGCGACAAGCAGCGCAACGGCGAGTGGGAAGGGTCCATCGGCCTCTGGTTTGAGCGCGACAGCCAGCAATTCGTCGCATCCCATGGCGAAGAGCCTCTTGTGCTCTACACGCCCGACATGCAGTAACTCAATCGATCAACAAAGGAGTGGGGCAATGAGCAAGACAGAGACACAGAGCGAACGCGAAATGCTCGAAGCAGCGGCAAAGCATGTTGGCATCAGCGGCGACTACGAGGACGGGAAGATCTGGTGCCTGAACTTCATAGGCAATCTTGTCGCTTGGGACCCACGTGGCCAGGGTCACTGCTCTCAAGAATTGCAGGCCGTTTGTCGCATCAGCGTGGAGCACAACGACCCCCACGACCGCCACCCTTGGGTCTGCGCCAGCGTGTGGACGGACGGCGATTCATCGGAGCAGCAGTACCTCGAAGACGTGCCCGACGAATCTCAGCGCGCCGACCGCATGCGCTTGGCAATCCTGCGCTGTGCCGCGGCTCAGGCGCCGAAGGAGCAAGCATGAGCGCCCTGAACACCCAAGCAGGCGGCGACC